TTGAGTACCAAACAATCAATGAAACTGGTTGGTATTCTAAGATGTACAAGATAATGATTGCGGTTGCCGGTAATGCATATGCGAAAGGTTATCCCATCACCGCAACACAGATTGCAGACCTATGTCGTGAGTTTGACCGTGAAACAGGTAATTGGTATGAGAACCGTCCATTGACAGTTGAGGCGGATAGAGCATTGGAATTTATATACAGGAATAGTTGAAATGAATAGAGTATTAGTAACAGGCGCGGCAGGATTTATCGGAAGTCAGTTATGCGATAGATTACAGAAACGCGGTCTGACTGTAAAGGGTTTGGACAACTTTAATAATCATTTATACACCCCCTCATTAAAGCGCGATCGTATGGTCCACTTCGATATTGATATTTGGGGTTGCGATCTTTGTGATGATATAAAGGTAGAGGCGTTATTGCGTGAATTCAAACCGGATACTATTGTCCATCTTGCCGCAATGGCAGGCGTTCGTGACTCTCTGGGTAAAGAGAAGTCCTACCACGCAAATAACATAGATGCTACACAGAACCTTATTGATATCTGTAAAAAACATCTACCAGATACTCGTATTGTTTATGCATCTACTTCGTGCGTATACGCGGGATCACCAGTACCGTGGGTCGAAGGTAAAGAGACAGGCAAACAACTAAACGCATACGGTTATACTAAGTGGGCAAACGAATGTCAGATGCAGTCATCTGGTCTGGACACTGTCGGTCTGCGTTTCTTCACAGTCTATGGTCCTTGGGGTCGTCCAGACATGGCGTTGTTTGACTTTACTAAAAATATACTTGACGGTAAGGAAATAACCGTGTATAATTATGGTGATATGAAACGTGACTTTACCTTTGTGGATGATATCTTAGATGGCATTGAAGTCGTCTTAGATAACACCGACATTGAGTCCGGTGAGATTTTCAACATAGGACGTGGTGAACAGGTTGCGTTGATGGACTTCATCAATGAAATTGAGAAAAATACGGGTAAAGATGCGATTAAGAATCTTGCTCCAAAACATCCAGCAGACACATTAGAGACTTGGTCTGATACCACCAAGCTGAAAGCACTAGGGTACGAACCGAAGGTAAGTATCGCTGAAGGTGTTGAAAGATTTTACGAATGGTATAAAACTTATAATGGGATTGAATAATGTCTAGAATAATGCCTGAGGGTAACCCTTCCCGATTCCGTATTGGAATCATTGGTCATGGATTTGTGGGTCAAGCGGTCGAGTATGCATTCACGCATCCTCTCGTAGACTTCAACTTTTATGACCCGAAGTATGATACTTCAGTTGAAAACTTACAACACATGCCGCGAGAGAACCACCCACAGTGTTTCTTCGTGTGCGCTCCTACTCCATCGAATGACGATGGTTCGGTTGACTCTACTATTGTTGAGGCAGCAGTTGCGAACTGTTTGGTCTATACCGATGCATTGGTAGTCGTGAAGTCTACGATTACTCCGGAGTCAGTTGACCGTTTATACTCTGCAATGAACAGAGAACAAGTAGACCGTTTCGTCTACAACCCAGAATTCTTGACAGAGAAGAATGCGAAGGCAGACTTTGTATGTGCGAAGTTTCATGTCATGGGTGGTATGCCCGAGGCAGTAAATGACTTGATTGACATCTACGAAATCTTCAGTGCGTGTGAGTCTAATGACTATCACCGTATGACCGCGTATGAGGCGTCGTTTGTGAAGTACACAATCAACTCGTTCCTGTCTACGAAGATCACATTCTTCAATCAACTATATGATCTAGTCAACCTTTATGGTTGTAACTATAACACGATTGTTCGTGCCGCCGGCAAGGATGAACGTGTAGGTATGGGTCACACCCGTGTGCCAGGTTTTGATGGTAAACGTGGGTTTGGTGGCGCATGTCTTCCAAAAGATACGAGAGCGTTTTTAAACTTCTCTACACATGAATTTGAGGATGGAACTGAAACTAGTTTCGATTTATTGCAAAAAGTACTTGACATCAATAGTGCTTATCGTGTACAATATGACCTCGATGAACGTGAAAAAGTAAACAACATTACATTTGTAGATTTTGGAGGCAACAATAATGTCGATAATGGACAAACTGAAGAAGAACTCGAAGATAAAGGAGACGGCGACACTCTCCACTAGTAAGTTCTTCACAGAAAAAGATATGGTTCCGACCGACGTTCCAATGGTGAACGTCGCGTTATCTGGTTCCGTAGACGGTGGTATCTCGCCTGGGCTGACTGTCCTTGCTGGACCATCAAAACACTTCAAGACATCATTCGCATTACTTATGGCGGGTGCATATCTCAACGCGAAACCAGACGCAGTCATGTTGTTCTATGATTCAGAGTTCGGTTCGCCTCAGTCATACTTCACTCAGTTCGGTATTGATACTAGTCGGGTATTGCACACACCGATTGCAAACGTTGAAGAACTCAAGTTTGATATGATCAACCAGTTAGAGAACCTTGACCGTGAAGATGATGTCATTATTGTCATTGACTCTATCGGTAACCTTGCGTCTAAGAAAGAGCTGGAAGACGCACTCAATGAAAAGGGTGTCGCAGACATGTCACGTGCGAAGGCACTGAAAGGTCTGTTCCGTATGTCCACTCCATACCTTGCGATGAAAAACATTCCGATGCTTGCAATCAATCACACTTACAAAGAGATTGGTTTGTTTCCGAAAGATGTTGTAGGTGGCGGTACTGGTATCTATTACTCTGCCGACAATATCTGGATTATCGGTCGTCGTCAAGATAAACAAGGTACTGAAGTAGTTGGATACGACTTTGTCATCAAAGTTGAGAAGTCTCGTTATGTCAAAGAGCAATCCAAGATTCCAATCGGAGTATCGTGGGAAGGTGGTGTACAGAAGTACTCTGGTCTTCTTGATGTTGCCCTTGCGGGTGGGTATGTCGACAAACCGTCCAATGGTTGGTATCAACGTGTTGACTTGACTACAGGTGAGGTCCTTGGTTCTAAATTGCGATTGAAAGAAACCATGACCGCTGACTTCTGGGAACCTATTTTTGAGTCAAGTGATTTTTCTGAATTCCTTGCCAAGACCTATAAAATAGGGTATAATAGTGTCTTAAATTCGGAAGAGATAGTTGAGGAAGCAGTGTAATGAAAGATCTAGACTTGGACAAGCCGTCCGAAAACTTAGACTATAAGTTAGTCCCCGCAATCGGGGATGACAATAGTGACCTATGGAACGTAGAACTATTGCGTTCTCCATATGAGAACACCACGATTCGGTACAATAATGTCCGCATCAATGGTGAGGCGGGAAACATTAGTTATAATTTTGATGTCGTCGCCACAGAGAATGTTGAGTACACCATAGACAATATTAGTTTGCAAGGATTTGCGAGTGAAGTATTGGGTGATATTTTAGACGTTGCAATCAATGAAGGTTACTTACAGACTAAGGATACAAATGACGGAAATCAATCTACAGCAGACGATTCTTCGAAATCTACTGACTAACGATTCGTATATGAGGAAGGTCGCCCCCTTCCTTTCCCCTGAATACTTTGAGGGTACTTACAAAAGTATCTTCAAAGAGTTCAATGCGTATATCGCCAAGTATAGTAATCTTCCATCCAAAGAGGCACTCAAGATTGAGATTGACTCAGAAGATAGAATGTCGGATGAACATTATCGTCACACAATGGATATACTCCCAGACATCTTCAAGTATGCTGAGGAGGATCTGTCATGGTTAGTCGAACGCACTGAGAAGTGGTGTCAAGACCGTGCGGTATTCAATGCAGTTATGGAATCTATAACTATCATTGATGGTAAACACCAAGAACTATCCAAGAATGCCATACCCGATGTTTTATCGAAGGCATTATCTGTAACGTTTGACACTAACATTGGTCACGATTATCTTGAATCTGTGGATGCACGATATGACTTCTATCATGAACAAGAAGAGCGTATTCCGTTCGATCTGGACTACTTTAACCGAATTACTAAAGGTGGAATACCTAATAAAACCCTCAACATCGCGTTGGCGGGTACGGGTGTCGGTAAGTCTCTCTTCATGTGTCATTGTGCTGGTGCTGCCTTGTCACAGGGGAAGAATGTCCTTTATATCACTATGGAGATGGCTGAAGAACGTATCGCAGAAAGGATCGATGCGAATCTACTCAACGTCCCGATAGATCAGTTGGAACATCTGAGTAAGGACATGTTTTCAAATCGTGTAAAGGGTATCGCAGATAAGACTAACGGTAAGTTGATTATCAAGGAGTATCCTACGGGACAGGCACACGCCAGTCACTTCCGTGCGTTGCTGAACGAATTGAAACTAAAGAAGAAGTTCACACCGGATATGATTTTTATTGACTACCTGAACATCTGTGCGTCTTCTAGGATGAAGTCAATGGGGGGTTCTATCAACTCTTATACATATATCAAGTCTATCGCAGAAGAATTGCGAGGTCTTGCTGTTGAGTTTGATGTTCCTGTATTCTCTGCAACGCAGACTACTCGTTCTGGTTATAGTAACGATGATGTGGGTCTGGAGGACACGTCCGAATCGTTTGGACTTCCCGCCACAGCAGACTTGATGTTTGCACTGATCAGTAATGATGAGCTGAATGCAAACGGACAGATATTAGTAAAGCAGTTAAAAAATCGGTATAATGATCCTAGTACATATCAACGATTTGTTGTGGGCATTGACCGGAGTAAGATGAGATTATTTGATGTAGACCAAAACGATTCTCCCCTAAATAAAGAGGTAGATAATGGTCCCGCCTTTGATAACTCAAACTCCGGTCAGAGAATTTCGTCCGAAAAGATGAACTTTGATGGCTTCACACTATAAGGATATCTGTAATGGACCCAATTTCACAAACTATTATGACATTAGTACTAATGGGTACCGCAAATTATATCGGCAAGAAGATGGGAAGACAAGAGGGAATTAATGCCGCAGTAGCATATCTTTTAGAGATGGGTGCTTGTACCGAAAACGATCTAAAGAAAGCTAATGAAAGATTTATGAATGGAGATGATATTTAATAATGACTGAGGTAGTTATTCGTAATAAAGAGTTGTTAGAGACTCTAAACAGTTTCTCAGATGAGATGCTGTCTAAACCGTCGTACAACGACGAAAAGTATTGGACTTATCATGAACGCAAGGATGTAGACTTGGGGTCGTACTACACATCTCGTGAGTACCTCGAAGACTGTTTGTCTCGCGGCCGTGATGGTCTGGTTGGCCCGCCCGATAGATACTTCGCACAACCAATCTCCAAAA